TATTAATAGTTCGTGGCCTTATGTTGTTTAATTAGGGCAATGGCATCTAACTGCTTGCCTGCTGATGTTCCTGCAACATCAGAATTATCTTTGTTGGCCTGTGCCAATGCCTTGGTTGCATCAGGATGTTGTCCTGTCATCTTGCTCATAATTTCTTGTGTACGAGCTTGATCTAATGCAGCCTGTGCTTTGGCTTTAACTTCTTCTGGGCTAGGTTGTTTCTGTGCCGCAGCCTGTTGTGCTTGTTGTGCCATCTTCATAACTTCTTCTTCAGTTAGAAGATAAGTGTCAGCATCCTTAACACCTAGAACATACATCATATCTTCATAAGGGCGACGCATCTTCTTGAATGATTCAGGAGTAATGGCATTCATTGCAACACCTTGTGCAACTTCTTGAACCAATTGTGTTTGTGCTGCCTTGATGGCTTGAATGCGTTGTAGGCTGTTTTCTTCTGATGCCATGCCAACTGCTAGATCAATGTGTATAATCTTACGCTCACAGAAATCCATGTTGTCAAAGCGTTCTGCATCTAAGAACACAGGTTCGTGATTTGGGTTAAATTGTTTAGCCAACTTCTTAACACCATAATCATCACCATACTGAACTAGAGTACGCCATACTAACCATAATGCATCTTCTAATCCTTGGGCACAATTCTTAACAATGTTGTCCTGGATAAGTTGGTTAGGTCCCATGGCCAATTGTAGTTTGGCACCACTATTACCTGGGCTCATAACTTCTGGTGTGAATGTGTCTGTTGGAGTAGTCATACCAACTAGGGCCATGATGTCTTGTTGTAATCTGCTCATGGCAGTTTCAACGAAGGCTAAGTTACCACTTGGTGCTGGCATTGGATAGACATCAGTTGCTGGATCAAACTTGCTGTCTAAAATAAAGATAGCGGCTTCACCGTCTTGAATCATTTCAAAGTCAACGCGATCTGGTTTAACACCAATGCGTGGGGTGGCTGTTAGCAAACCTAATTGAATCTCTGCTCTATGAGCGGATGTCATATATTCCTGTGCTGGAACTAGCGATTCAGCCAAACTCATTCCATAGAAGTTTTGTGGCAGTGGTCTTGGGCACATGTTGGCCACTGGAATAAACTCTACTTCGCGGGCACTGATAATGTATTGTCCAGAGTAGATAATTTCCACTAATTCTAATTCACCATCATTGTCAATATCATAACGGTTCCATGTTGTTAGAACCGTGACTTGGCGGGCTGTAGGATCCTGGGCCGCATAACCTGTGCTTGGCAGACCATTGATAGGAACAGAGTCCCTAGCGTGAATGGCAAGGTTATTGAGAAGGGATCCAGCCTGATATGCACCAACATTACTATATTCTGCGAACTCCATGAACTTCTCAAGATTAATATCAGGATAGCGTTCATAGGCTTCTTGAATACTCATAGGATCATAGAAGCCACAGAAATCTTGTTCCTGAATGTTAATGATTGTGGGATTACACATCCAATAGTGTTGTGCTATAGGACGGAAACGAATGTTTAGGTTGTAACCAGTTAGTTTGTATTCTGCTTCAAATATGGTATTGCGTGCCACTGATTCATTTACAGCGGCTTCACCATCAGCAATTGGAGTATTGTCTTCTGGTGTCATCAAAGGTGTGTGCATGGAATCTTCATCACCTTCTGCACCACGACGCATTTGTTCTTCAAAGTTGTTTAGAATGTTTTGTCTGCGTTCTTGAATAGCACCTTGATGCCATTGTTGAGTTTCTTTCATGACCTGTTCAACATCAACCTTGACCTTACGCTTCTTGGTGCGTAGGGCAGTTAGGCCAGCGTCAGCAGCCTGTGCTTCAAATGCCTGTAGTTGATCGTTGGTACCAGTTGTCTTGACATAGCGTGTGATCAATTCACGATCTGGGCTGATCATCATTTCGCCGTTCTTGTGTAGTAGGGCGTCCATGATCCAGTGCTGTAGAATAAAATGTGGATCGTTGTTTTGGTTTACTAGTTTGTGTACCATTTCAGTAGCCTGGCGAGCGGCTGCTGTGTCATCTTCGTTATCAGGCACAAACTCAAAGTTGATCTCACCATTCTGCATTAGGCCCTTAGAAATAACTGCTGTAGAGTAATCCACTGAGGGTTTTACCACAGGGTGAATGTAGTCAATACCATTAACAGGTTCAGTTGATTGCGTAACTGCTAGGTTTAAGTAGTGGTAATCACTAGCACGATTGATGTTATTTTTGGTGGCCAACAAGCGTAAGTTGGCAGCACATTTCTGATCCATGATACGCTTTAGATGTAAGAAACGCTCCATGCGTCCTGTGGGATTGTAAACTTCTGATACTACGAAATGGCTTTTATCAAACATTGCGGGATTCCTAAATGGTTTCTTTTATTTATATATTTCTTAGATTAGGCATAGATTAGACTTATCTAACTTCTAAAGGACGCTTCCATTGTGGTATATTAATTTCTTTGCGGGCTTTGATGTTCTCAGCCATCATCCTATATTCAGCCATACGCTGTTGAGGAGTCTTGTGATCATAAGGCTCACTCCACCTATTNAGACAAGCCAACTCTGACCATCCATTTAAACAACCTAATAAAGCATAGCGGGCTGAATCTAGACAATCATCAGGGTCTGAAAATCTTCCTTTTTCATCCACAAAATAATTCTTGGCTTCACGCAGAAATTCCACGCAGTTTTCATTGACATGTAGTGTTCCTAACTCTAACATTTGACGCATTGTGTTTACACCAAATGATTTGTGATTAGTTACTTTGCCCTCACTATCAGGAGGATTCATAACAGGATGGGCAACAACATTGAGATTGTATTCTTCAAACATCTGCCTTAGGCTTAGGGCTGACATTGTATAGCGGCCCGCTGTGTTGGCATCACTGGGTAGAACAATAGGACAGCCAAATACTTCTGAACGCATTAGATGTTGTATCCAATTTACAGGAGCGGCTTCTTCTGTGCCTTTGACTACAATTTGAGAATGTAGCCATGCTTCATTTTCGCGTGGATTCCAATACATCAAACTGATAACCGTTTTATCACGAACCAATCCAAGGTCTAGGGCAATCACACGCTCTATGTCATTCATTTCACGGAAGTTAAAATCTCCAGTCTTGTATGTGGGCCAATTGCGTATTTGAAATACAGCACCTTGACCCATAACTGGCACACCAGCAATACGAGCTTCACGCTCATGTGGTAGATAATCACGCTCCAATTGGCGGCGTGTTTCCATAAGCAAGAAAGGTTCGCCCCAAGGATCATATTCTGGAACATCATCCCATGTTACGCGAACATGTTCATAACCATCTTCTTCATACCAAAATTTACTTACTAATCCATTCAAGCCTTTTAATGGTGTGAATGAACAAAGCACCTGTCCTTGTGTTGTGGCAGTACGAGTGACTAATTCTGAAAAGATTGCGTCAGGTGGTTGTTCATCAAACACACATAGATCTAATTTGAAACCCTGTAAGTTACGAACTTCCTGCGTGTAGTTACCAAATAGCAAATATGAATTAGCACCTGAAACATGACGAACCTCAACACCCAAAATGTTAGCACCATCACATCGCATGGTATCCTGCACAATGCAATTACGGGGTATGGCACCTGTGCCAATGTGATCTTTGATCTTGACATCTTTAGTACCAATCAATTCATCTTGTAGAACGCGGGCAACCTGTTCCCATCCTTCACCACTGACAAACACGGTTATGGGCTTTGTGAAACGCTTGGCATTTTCAGGCCACCAATCAGGATAAAGTCCAGTCAGGTGATAAGCAGTTTCAAAACATGTTGATACCGTTTTACCAATACGGTTAGCAGCCAGGATGCCTCTGCGTGGACTGCCGCCTGTAGCAAAAAACTTCATCTGATGATTAAAGGGCCTGAAATACTTTAACTGATTGTATTGCATCTCATCAGCCACACTGATAGCAAAGTCTTCAAACTTTGTGCGAGTGTAGGTATCAAATAGTTTTAGGCTATCTGGCTTTAGGTTATGTTCATCACAGACCCAACGCACAGCCCTACGCATGATAACATTGGAATCAATCATATTCTTTAAACTCTACTCTTGTGAGCCTATCATGAAGTATTTTATTTTGTCTTTGTAGGCCTGCCACAGCATTGGTCAAATGTTTTATCTGTTCAGCCATTTGTTCCATTAGGTGGCAAACCTGTGATAACTTTTCACCCATGGCATCTACATTATGTTCATGCACAGCGTCACGAACAAATAGTTCTTCTAACTTCTGATAGGGATCCCAATCATGATTGAACATCTTTTAGGCTAGACCTTATTTGGTTTATTTGATTCATGGCCGCAGCCAATGAACAAATTTCTTCTGCTGAGAGAATCCATGTGTCTGGATCATTGGCACGCACACCATCACGCTTGTCTAGGCCTAGGTGTAGGCGCTCTGTGATCAAGCGTAGAATATGTTCT